AATGTTCCAGCGTTTTATTTGATAAGGTATATCATCATATTTTCCAGCATTTAAGCAAGCTAACATAGTGGAATCTTTTAAATTTGTTGGTCCTAAGTTATATACCCAACAAACTAAAGCGTCAAACTGACATTGTTCTAAAGGTACCTCTACAAAACTATTTATATATCCTTCATATTCAGGCATTTCTTCTTGCAACAAATGATCAGCTTCCTCGTTATTTATTTTATCTCCTTCTTTAACATCTTTAGTATGGCCATATCCTATAGTCCAAACGCCAGCTGGACAGAGATATGATTCAAGAGCGCATCCTTCAAACTTTTTTATTAGCGATAATCCTGCTTCAGATATATTCATATTAGCCCCATTTTTTAGTTTTTGTTCCGCCGTCATAATCGACAGCAAGGTTTTCCTTTTTAAGCAAATCTGCGATATTGCCTTTTTTACAAAAAACATCTGCCAATACTCTACCATATTTGTCAGTACCATAAGATTTTATTGTAAGTTCGCCAACTAGCCATTCTTTAAGTTTTTGTTTTGCGAGTAAACCCAGCTCTTTTTCTTTTGTTCTTTCTGGATATTTTTTGATGTTTATCCTAGACTCTGGAGTATCAATCTTTGCTATCCTTACTGATTTGTTGTGTAACTGCACTGAAAATCCTAGATCAATAGTCTCAAGCCTGATAGTGTCTCCATCAGTTACTGATCGTAAGGTGCATTTATAAACAAAAGCGTCTGGTGATTTATTCATTTGTAGGTTGTTTGGTAGTAACTTTTCTATAATAAACCACAACGTCTTTTAGTTCTGTTATGTACCTTTTTATTTCTTGCATGTTGTAAGCCATAACTTCGTAATCAGGTATTGTCATTGCTAAAAAAACCAGCTCCCCTTCTTGCTTTTCTATCCTAGCTAATTGTTCATCTTTATTTTCAGGCGTTACTGCTATCCATTCTGGCTGTTTAAGATCTATTTCTCTAGGCATAATAGGTTGGACTATTTTCCTTTCAATAGGCTTTGCTGAAACTTGTATTTGTTTAGTTGGGATTAGGCTGCAACTGCAAGCCATCATCGAGATCATCAACAGTGCCGCTAATTTTCTCGATGTCTTCCATGATATGTTTTGTACCATTGTTTATTTTTCTCTCCATTTCTGTAGGATCAGTCAAAATTTTAGCAGTTAGCTCATAATTTTGTATGAATTGTGTATATCTATTCAGCTCTCTTTGTGCCGCTTGGCTTTTTACAGTAAGGTCTTGTAGTTGTTGTGTCTGTAGCTCAAAGTCGGCTTGTATTGATTTTATTGCTTCCTCTTGTGTAGCTACTGCGCCTTCTAAAACAGCGTTGTTTGCTTGCAAAATTTGGTTTTGGCTGAAAAAATAATAACTAGCAGCTGCTAATACTATTATTATTCCTATTAATACTTGTTGCATAGTCCGCCACTACCTCAGTTAATATTAGTTTGCTAAAGGATTTTTATTACTATCTTCTAGTTTTTCCATGTCTACCTGCAGACGCTCAACACTAAGAGTTAAACCAGCTATACTAGCTTTCAAATCGCTATTGTCGGGTATGACCAAGCTATCTATAGATTTATTTATATACTCAACGGACGTTTCTATAGCGGCAAACCTTTCTTCAATTATCTTTTGAGCGTTTTCTGTGTCTCCTATACCGCCTATTTGTGCCTCGAGGTTCTCTAACCTGTTAACGTAAGTAGCCCCTGTATAACCGAAACCAGCTAGGGTTGCTACAATCGATGCCAAAGCTATAAGTTGTGCTAATTTTGATTCTAAAAAGTTCATAGGTTCACCTGTTCATCTATTATATTTTGCATTTTATTTATGCTTGTATTCGATAAATTGTAATATGCACCGCTGTTATCATCAATCTTTGCGTCAGAATAAATAACCTTACTTTCATACCACAAGTTTTGATCAGGTAAGCTAAAATCTTTGTATCTATCAAACCCAGGTACGTAACCCAAATACGCAACAAAAGCTGTTTGATCGGCATATTCACCAGATTCTTGTTGTTCTTGCTCCATCTCTTCTTGCTCTTGTTTTATGTTGTTAGCAATAATTTGATCTGCTATTTGGTCAGCCTCAGAAGATGTCATAACATTAGATGTAGCAGATAAAATTTGGCCTTGTATATCGTTAATCTGTACGTCAGACATAATAGAATCATCTAACGTAACCAAAGGGGTAATCGTAATAGAATTTCCACCTATAGTATCTGTACCATCACTCATCTGTAAAACAGTATTGTTTTGAACATTTGCTGACAATATTTGGTCTGATATTGACGGAGAGGACGAAGTGCTGATACCACCTGTTTGATTTACCTCTGTATTACCTGCATTGTTTTGTGTGGTATAGCTGTCTGTTGCGGTTCTCAAAGTTTGTGCTACTACCCTTAAAGCTCTAGATATACTGTTGCCTTTTGGATTTTCCTCAAAAGTTTCAACAATTTCTTCAATGAGTTCTTCATCTAATATTTCTTCAATTTGTTCTTCAATCTCTTCTTCTGCTAACAATTCTTCAATAACTTCTTCTTCGATAATCTCTTGTATTATTTCCTCTACTACTTCTTCTTCAAGTATCTCTTCAATATCTTCCAATATTTCATTTTGTGTAAAAACCTCAATTAATTCTTCTGCGTCAAATACATCTACAACATCAACATTACTCACGATAGATATGCTTTCAATAATTGGATCGTACGTATCCAACACGTTTATTATTGGTTCTATAAATAATTCATCTTCAGAAAAAAAATCAAAAGTCAAATCTTCAAAAGCTTCTACCTCGTTAAAATCTTCAAAAGGTTCTGTGTATAAAATTACTTCATCCTCTGTTATTTGATATGTTTCTGGTTCATCAAAACCGTTTTGTGTAACCATCACAGCAATTATTTCTGGTATATAACCCGAACAAGTTGGACTGTATTGTGGGTCTTGGTCACATTCAAAATCCCGTAAAGCTTGTTCATACCCAGAACACTCTGTTGAATATAAAGCATTTATATTGCACTGTTGAGTCAAATAAGCCGCTGCATAGCCTGGACAGCTAGAGTCGTTCAAAGGGTCACTACAATCAACACCGTTGCCACTGCCTGATCCATACAAACTACCACCGTTTTCTAGTAACGTGTTAGAAGAAGTATTGTTCCAATTTTGATTTACACAAGAGCCAGAATTTGTAGTCCCTGTATTACATTCATCGTGATACAAATAGGTATATGAATTATTTTTATTAGAACCTACTTCACCAATCAAAACATCGTGATTAATGATATCTAGCTCTCTGTAACGAAAATCAAAAGAGTTGTTGTTCCAAAGTATGATTTCAAAACTATTGTCTGAGTTTCGGTTGTATTCTCGCATACGATACCAACCAAATATCATTTTGCTTGAGTCCCCCCAAGATTTCATTCGAGAATTGTTATCTCTTATTAAGTCAGTCCAAAACGGATATAACGTGTATGTATGTTGCCCATTAATAGGATCTGGTGTGTAGTCACTACAATAATCACCACTATTACCAAAATGCAAACATCCATTAGTAGCCATTCTGGCTTGCGAAAAAGTTGAGCCGTAAAAAGTGAAGTTGAAAGAAAGATCTATTGCTGGTGATATACCGTCATCCACTACCTCATAAGCCAGCTCGCCTTGAAAGTTATTTGCATTGTCATGCAAATCATATAAAGGTTGATTGGCTTCGTAAGTATATTGGCTTATTAAACTAGAGCTAAATAATCCAATTACGACAAAGCATAAAATTCTTTTTTGCATTGTCTGTCAGTTTTTGTTTTTCGTGTGTAGCCTTTTTTAACAAAGCCTATGACATCTTTTTTAATTTGACTTCTTTTTGGATTGGCTTCGGCTGTGCATTTTCTAACATAATCTGCCTCTGCCTCTTTTACGTCTGGTCTTTTGTGTGGATTAGATTGCCATAAGTCTTTTGCCTCTTGTCCTATTTTGCCCTCGTAAGGACAAGGTGTACCAGCCATGTTCATAGCCTTAAAAACTCTTACGTCTTGACACAATATTGACACAGCTGCCACCTTCATACCCATGTCGTAAATATATTTGCTTAGTTTCAATCTTTCACAGTTTTCATCAACTACTGCCTTACCACCTGATAAACCAAACACTTGACCTTGAAACGCCCCACTAATCCCTGTTGTGCATAAGTCTTGAGAGTAACTCATTATGCTCGGAGCTATAGCAGACGCGGGTGGCGCTTTAGTATCTACATTTTGATTTATAGTCTGCGTCGAGTTGGTTTCATTAATATTTCTATTGGTGTTGTCAGAAGTTGACTGACTAACGCTCTCGTTAAAATTGTTATTTGTGTTATCAGTAGTTACGTTAGATTCAGAAGTTGATTGATTTATATTTGTGTTTTCTGAAACGCTAGTGTTCTGATTTACGTTCGTATTTGTAGAGGTCGAGTTGTTATTAACAGTTTGATTTACTGTAGAGTTTTGCGTCACATTTGACGTATTCGTATTTACATTGGTATTACTGTTAGTCGAGGTATTTACGTTTGTATTCGTATTCGTGTTGGTATTAGTAGCCGTCG